GTCAAAATGTATTCACACTCACCCACTGTCATGTCCCAAGGCCGCGTCCGATTTACGGCCTAAGACCTCGCTTTTCGAGCGCCTACATTCACGCTCTACAGCATGACCAACCACCGAGCGGCACACCATGTACGCGTAATTGGAGCGGCTACCCTTTGCGGCGCTGTAGGGGTGGCGGCCCAGATCGCGAACCACCATCGACAGACAGACCCGTTGATAGATCTCGTCTGCTTCCAGCCCGTGGCGGGTCACAAGCGGGGCCCATCGACGATAGAAGATGCGCCGTAGCAGGGACAGGTGGGCGGGATCTGACAAGTCATACCCCACTAAGACCGAGAAGACCTTGGAAGCCGGCCGAAGCCTGCACGCTCGGCGGCCAGCTCGCTCTCGGCTTGTCTCAGCTTCTCGATCGTTACCTTTTGCTCCTGCATGATCAGGCCCAGATAGGCCCGCGTCTTCGCGTGTCTGACCTTCTCGGCTTCCAGTTGCTCTTCGATGGTCGGCGGGCTCTTGGTGGTCTCACCTTGTGCCAGGTCTTCGCCCTCGCTTTCGAGCGGGCGTGTAGCGCCAGCACCAAAGCTAAAGCGCCCCGAGCGGTACCCGTTACTCATCGCGGCCCCCGTTGACGTGCAAGACAAGCTCGGCATACTTGGCCCGCGTCTTTGCGTGTCTGACCTTCTCGGCTTCGAGCTGGGCTTCCAGTTCGGCGATCTCAGCCTTGGCCTGCAACATGAGTTGCATGTACTCAAGCGCCCCGATCACTGAGCACCCCCACGGACATACGCTCCAAGCTCGGCATCGCTCCAAACCATCGCCGAAGCAAGCGGCCCCAAGTAGAACGCGCTCGGCAGGCGGCCCGTACTGCGCCACATCGTGACCGTATGAACGCTGACCCCCACCATCTCGGCAAGTGTGCCGTTGCTCATGTGCAGCGCTCGCATAGCGCGAACCAGCGCCACCCCGCGCCGCTCTTCGGTTGTTCCTTCCATGTCGTGTCCCTCATTGTTGCCCGTAGCGTATGTTAGCCCTGCACTCAGCGCAAGTTAAAGCGAGATCCCGCCATCCATCCACGTCGGGTGGTTGTCCCTCCAGTCATCCGGGCAGAACGGCGGCGGGTCTTCGGTGGCCGTAGAATCGCTCGGAGCGGGTTCAGGGGCGCGGATAGGCGGGCGGATAGCCTCGGGCGCGTCCTGGGTGTCATAGCGGGCCACGGGTGGCGCTTCTTGGGCTGGCGTGTAGCAGAGTTGCGCTTGGAGCAGGGCCAGGGCCTTAGGTGCCATCGGTGCGAGCGGGCTGCTCGGGTACGGCCAAGCCTGCATGATTAGGCGCTGCGTGCGCGGCGTCGGGTCGATAGCCCAGTGAATCCCGTTGACCATCCCCTGCGCGTCGGCATTGCGGGCGAACTCCCGCGCATTGGTGGCCGGGCTCTTCTCTTCCGGCTTCTTGTGGCCAGCGGACATGGCCGAGCGCTGGGTGGCATCGGCGCAGTCGCAAGCCAGAATAGACGTGCAGGCTATGCCCTTGGTGCTGGGCCGGTTGCTCTCGCTTCGGACGTAGACCACATAGCGGACAGACGAGCCCGAGCAGTAGCGGCACCCGCTCACGAGTCACCACCGGCCACAGGGAACAGGAGCACGTTCGGCCCCGCTTGCGAGGGTAGCGCCTTGGGCTTCCGGGTCGTGTCCTCTTCGGCGGCTACGGCTTGGTAGGCGCGGCGAAAGCTTGCCCGGTGCATACCCATATCCTTCTCCATCAGTGAGCCAGCCTTGCGAGGACCACCGAGCGCTTGGGCGGCGTGCTTCATCCGGCGATCCATGTCGGCATCACCCGCGACCCATGGCAAGCCCTGCGCTGCGGATCTCGCCAGCGATGCCGAGCCCGGAGATCCGCAGATCATCCCCCAGAAGATTGACCACGCCTCCTCGCTGTTGTCGATCTTGACCACGGCCAGCCGGGGAACGTGGGCGCGGAGCTCCAAGGCGCTCCCCCAGAACTTTGGCCCGGTCGATTCGTAGGACCGCAGGGCCACCGCGAACTCCTCGACACTCACGCTGTCGGCGTCCATCACGTCGAGCCAGATCTCCACCACGGCGTCGGTGTTCCGGTTGAGCTGCGCTTGGATAGCGGCGCTCGGCTGTAGGCCCATGCTGGCCCAGCGGACAAAGAGCCTCTCGATGTGGCGTGGTTCAAGCATTGGATTCTCCTAATAGGTGTGTTGGCTCGTTCACGATGTGGCGCTCGGGGCCGTCTTGCTTCTCGCTCAGCTTGTCGAGCCAGCCTTGACCTGGCTTGCCCCTGCTCTTGATCGGGCGGCTCTTGGCTTGGCCACCGGCCACCCAAGCCAGGGCGTCATCCACCCGACTGGCTCTGGTCAGCGCGTTGCCCCCGAGCGCATCCACCAGCGGACTGCTTCGGCTGCGCAGCCAGTCAGCACCGGGCGCGCCATAGACCCAGCGGGCCAAAGCTTCGAGGCAGGCCAGCGGCTCCACCTGGATCTCTCGCTCTCGACATTCAGCCAGCAGGCGGGTCACCTTCGAGGCCAGCACCTTGCCAGCCGCGCCCTTGCCCCAGCTCGCAGTGTGCCGCTTGCCCGTCGCCGCTTGATGGAGCTCCGCTCGTAGCGTGCGCAGACAAGCCAGCCCTTGCTCGGCTTCGATAGCCTTGGGGCTCTTTGCCTTGGGTGGAGACACGGGGGCGGGCGCTTGCGCCGCTGGTTGTTTCTCTACCTCTACCTCTACCTCTTCCTCTTTAATAATAGGAAGCGCGCAGGTAGTTTGGTTCTTGTTTGGCTTTGTTTGGTCCTTGTTTGGTGGAAGGGATCTAAGGTGTGGAAAACACTCACAAAGGGTGTTTGCGTATCCGTTGGCCGGTGTTTGGTATCCGGCGGCTACTGTTTGGTGGGGGTAGTGCAGGGCTACCGCGTCCACCATCTTGCGAACCTTCCACGTCGAGCACTTCCAGCGGTCAGCCCATTGGCGCTGAGACCACGATGGAAGGTCACCACCGACCAGAGCAGCGGTCAGTTCCATCTGGCAGATCACGTCTACCGGGGTTCTCTCGTGGGTGACTTGGCGCAGCATCCAGCGCCCGGCATGAAGGTCCACCTTCATAAATAGACGGGTCATAGGTGCACGCAAGCAGTCGCGCCGAAGCGCTGGATCTCGTTCATGGTGTTTCCTGTTCGAGTTGCCGTCCCCGTTGGTCCTCTCTGGGAGCAACCCCAAAGAGTGCCGCTTGCGCGACGCGACCAACACAGGGAACGATGTTGCGTCCGAGGACGCCCCAACACCTTAACAGCTTTGCACGGTGGCGGGGGTGCTTTGTTGCGGTCAGCGCAGGCCGCCCAAACGAGGAGAGCCCAGCAGGAGGGGATTCTGCTGGGCTCAGGGGTGCAGCCAGGAACGGTGGCGGCGTGGCAAGGTAACACGCGGCGCGGGTTCCTTTGTCGTTTGGCTGTCGATTGGAGATCCGCCTATTCGGGAGTTGGCCAGGGCAAGCGCTCCAACGTGACCACGAGGTGGGGCCTCTCACCAGCGGCGGCCCAGGTGCTGCCCACCGTGCCAAGGATGGCTTGGGTATCGTCGCACCAGCACTGCCCCGAGTCCGTCAAGGCATCCAGGACAGCGCCGCACATGTTGTCGGCATCCGGCGTTGAGAGCCGGGGCGGCGTCCATCCACGGCGGAACGCGGAACGCTCGGCGGTGGTCATCCAGGAGGGGGCGCTCTTGGGTCGGGCGGTGTACCCGGTGACGCTCACGCGGACAGCATCGCGGCGGGGGTCGATAGCGCGGGGCCATCTGGCCATGATAAGCAGGGCGCGGAGCTGGCCAGCCGCGTTGATCTTCCACTTGCGGTAGGCCGTGGGCAGGCGGCCACGTTCACGCGGGCGTGCCTTGCCAGTGGGGGCGAGCTCCAAGCGCAGGGTGATCACGAAACACCTATGCCCTGCCGAAGTCGGGTCAATGCGGTGGCGTGGCGGTCCTGGTCGATCTCACAGCCCACGTACTGGCGGCCCTCGGCATGGCACGCACGGGCGAGCGGACCAAGCCCTGCGTAGATCTCCAGCACGCGGCCACCGGGCGGCACCCAGCGGCGGAGCAACTCGCGGTAGTAGTCCACAGGCTTTTCGGAGTGAGCACCCGGAACGGATGCGTGCCCGTTGTGGGTGAGTTCTTGGCGATCAGTAAAGCACGGCTCGCTTCCCCTGTTCCGGTACACAAGGAACGGCTCGGAGGAGCCAAGCAGGTGGTAGCCAATGCCGGGGCTGGCGCGTTGCTTATGCCAAGAGCCGCCGGTCTTGTATGTCCACTCTTTCATCTGGCGGGCTTCCTCTTGCCACTCGGTCAAGAGCGGCCAAGTAGTCCAGACCAGCAGGCGTGCACCGGGCTTGGCACTTACTACAGTTGACGCAAGGTGACCCCGGATATCGGCGATAGTCAATGTTGCGTACTGGTCATCGGCGTTGCCACGGTTCCCGGTGTTTTCATAGGTCCACGGCGGGTCAGCTACCACCAAGTCAAAGCTCTGTCCCTCCAAGGTTGGCAGCAGGTCATCCACGCCACAGCACCGGAGATCGATACCTTTAGGTGCAGCGGGGATGGCACGGGCGAATAGGGCAAGGGCACTCACGGCGACACCTCCACAGCGTCGAGCACCCGGCCCAGCTCATCCAGCGCGGCCAGGGCCTCGGACTCATCCCCCACCATCTCGCCACGATGCGGGCTCAGGTGCGAGCGTACCCGGCGACCTGCGGCCAGCACGCGCGGGTCGGCGGGCCCTTGATCGGGGAGCATCCAAGCGCGGTCGAGGTAGTCACGGGCGACGGCGGCGAAGGCCCACGAGTCCAGGCGCTGCGCGGCCACGGTGGCGTAGTCCTCACCGATGGTAGATCGTGAGATCGCGATAGCGGCGCGGGTCGCGGCGTGGCTCATGGCGCACCCAGCGCGGCCAGAAACGCGGGATCGGTGGTGTTGGCGTAGCAGCCCGGCGCGACCTCGGGGAGCGGACAGGGAAGCCGCCAGTCACTCGCGATCCGTCCGAGCGTCTCGTGCTCTTCTTCGGTGCTCATGTGGCGGGCCAGGTGGGCCAGGATTGCAGACCTGCGAGCGGCCAGCCGTGCGCGGTCAAAGTAGGACAGAGCAAAGCGGCCCGATGCGTCCCGGCTCATGCTCCCGCCTCCATCTCGGCGAGCTCTTGCACGTCGAGCCCGAGCACCCGAGACAGGGCGTGGGCATCGCGCAGGGTCAAGCGGCGAGCGTCCTGCTCGGTGCTCCCAAGCGTGCGGACAGTCCAGCCCAGCTCCTCGGCGGCTTGCTCTTGGGTGAGTCCGCGCTTGACGCGGGCCAGGGCGACAAAGGCCCCAACGGATAGGCTGGCGGCCAGGGTCTCTCGGGTCTCTCGGGTCATCTCGGCTCCTTGGTTCAGGAGCAGCCTAACAGATCCGATCCGGTTCCTGCGCTTTTCTTCCTTTTCTTGCGTTTTCGGGTAGACCTTGGGCCCGGTATCCTATAGAGTAGTTTCACCAAACAGGACGAACGTATGAATGAGCAGCCAACGATCACAGCAGTACAGACCGGCGACCCGGCTTGGCCTATCACTTACACCGTCGCCCCAGGGTGGACGGTCTGCAAGCTTTGCGGGGGCTCGGGCATGATCGAGGAACCCGGCTGCAAGGCGGACCCGGCAACAGGCTGGAAGGCCGAAGACCCATACACCGAGCAGTGTGAATGCCGAGGCGGCTACGTGCGGACCTCTCACCCATTGGCAGAGGTGACGGCATGATTTCCACCACTGCGCGGGCTTGCGTCGAGGCCGTTGTGATCTCCTCTTTCATCTATCTGAACATCGTTATTTGGGGCTGCATCCTATGACCACCGAGAACCAAAGCCCTACCATCGGGAAGATCACCGGGGCCGTGTGCGCCGTCATTGCCGAGCGCGGCTACGTGCGGGCCGATGCCCGGAACGATCATTTCAAATACAGCTATCTCAGCGACGAAGCGGTGCTCGGGCACGTTCGCGGGAGCATGGCAAAGCATGGTCTCATGCTCATCCCTTGCACCGTGGAACACACCACGGCGGGGAGCATCATCACCACCGTGACGAGCTACACGCTGGCGCATACCTCGGGCGAGTGGATGCGGGTGCAAGTGGTAGCGCAGGGCCAAGACAAGGCCGATAAAGGCCCATACAAAGCGGCCACGGGGGCGCTCAAGTATGCGCTTCGGCAGGTGTTCCTCATCCCCACGGGCGACGATCCCGAGAAGGCACGCGCAGCCGAAGCCGAGAGCAGAAAGCAGGCGCTCGGCGTCGGGCCCAAAGGGCACACCGCGTATTGGAGAGACAGCGCCAAAGCGGTGTGTACCCAGCTCAGCAACGCGGGCACCAGTTACCAAGACGTGGCGGCGTGGTGCGAGCATCTGGGCAAGGGTCGCCCG